ATCGAGAACTTAGACCATGGCAATTAGATCTGGAGCGCCGTCTTTTGGAATCTGCCGATGACCGTACGATCCAGTTTTTTGTTGACGACGAAGGAGGTAAGGGGAAGTCGTTCTTCATACGGTGGATGTTCTCTAAGTATCCTGAAAAAGTGCAAATGATCGGAGTTGGAAAACGAGATGATATTGCTCACTGTATTGATAAATCTAAATCTATATTTCTATTTAACGTTCCTAGAGGAGGCATGGAGTTCCTGCAATACACTATCTTGGAGCAGTTGAAAGACCGTTGTATTTTTTCGCCTAAGTACGCTTCCGAAATGAAAATACTTAACTGTCTTTCGCACGTTGTTGTCTTTTGCAACGAGCGTCCTGATATGGCCAAGATGTCTGAGGACCGTTATTTAATCACAGTACTTTAATCTTTATAGTGAGTAGTTATTATACCATCTATATCAAACTCCATGTTCGTTTGCATTTCCGATCTCGACCCTTCGCCAGTATAGACAAAAGTGTACAAGAATATTCCGGGAGTTATCTCGGTGATTCCAGCACTACCAGTGTCGTTACTATCAAATCGACACTTAGTCATTTTCGGAAACCGGTATGACCAGTTACATACGACACGCTTGCGTGGTTCGTTGTTTAATGCCGTTAATAACGTCTTTTGTCTGTGCCACAGTACACTAAACTGCTTAGTGTTTATCGTGTTGTTTCCCGCCTGAATGTTTGTATAGTCCAACGGTTTATACGGATCTTCCGCGCCGTTATCGTACTTACGATAGAACGTGTCGTCCGGTACGTTGACGCCTGACTTACATTTTACTAAGTACATATGTAACGTAGCAGGCATACAGTCTACTGCTAATGCCTTAACCGTAAATACAACTTTGACGTTAAACCATGTTAAGTATATAGAGTCACCTATACGACCTTTGTCCGTTACGCCAGGCGTTATAAAAGCCAAGATAGCATTACGTACATAGTCGGCTTCGCTATTCTGGTTGTACGTTAACGTCTGGTTACCTTGTTTACTTTCCATCTTGGATACTACTGCCTTACGCACATAGGCTTTCGTCGCAAGAGGTGACTTGCGCATGACACGCTTTCGGCGTGTGCTTGACGCACGCTTTTTACGATAAGCACGCTTTTTATACATCTTGTAAATTTATGAGATCAACCAATCAGCTTTCGTCTTATAGTCCGGAACACGCGAAGCGAGTGCTGTTAAGCGGCCTTCCCACGGTACGTGGGCCGCCACCCGACGCCGACAGGCCACATACAACGTGACACCTTTACCTTCAGCCAAGTACCGGAACACGAAAAGGGAGGCCGTAGGCCGGGAACGTGTGTAGGTACGGCCACGCCTATGCTAACTACTGCACGTTCCTGTAGAACGTGCCTCTTGGGACGGATTAATGAAAACGCATATAGTATTACCTATGCGTTTATTAATCCCATCCCACTCTCATAAATCCTACTCCCATGCAAGGCAAACGCTGGTGTTTCACTCTTAACAATTATGCCGACTCTGACCTCAACCGCTTGGGAGAACTTGGCTCGGGCATCCTGGCTGGCAATGCACTCGTCTATCTGGTGTATGGACGTGAACAGGGTCCCGACAATGGCACCCCCCATCTGCAAGGATACGCTGTTTTCCGCTCTAACCACCGCCTTACGGGCGTTAAATCGGTACTTGGCGAACGGGGGCACTACGAGATTTCACGTGGAACTCCGGTACAAGCTTCTGAGTATTGTAAGAAAGATGGCGACTTTAACGAGTTCGGTACTTTACCCGGACGAGTTGGTCGACCTAAGTCGCCCGACGTCTCCGACTTCTGTAACTGGGTTCGAGGAAGAGATGTCTTGGAGATTACCGAACAGTCTATCGCTGTTAACTTTCCTTCACTCTGGTTGCGATATGGAAACCGATTGTTATCTTTGTCCGGCCACCTGCACACTTCTCCGGTCTTGGAGAATCGAGAACTTAGACCATGGCAATTAGATCTGGAGCGCCGTCTTTTGGAATCTGCCGATGACCGTACGATCCAGTTTTTTGTTGACGACGAAGGAGGTAAGGGGAAGTCGTTCTTCATACG